ATAGGCGATATTTGGCATAGCGCTGCTTGCGCGCCTCGCGCGAGCCGTGGCGGTTGATCCATTCGTCGTCCCAGAATTTCGTAACGCGCTTGGCGATTTCTTCGGACTCGTTCGCGCTGATCGAATTGCGTTTGCGCCTTCGCGGCGGCGGTATTTTGGTGACGGCGGAATCGGTGTAGGCCATTTTATCGCGCCCTCTCGCTCAATCGCGCCAACCAAATAATCCGTATACCTCTGCGGCGTGCGGCCCGCTCGGCGTTCGCTGTACTGATTGCGCCGTTTGGGCGCAACGTGATAGCGACGCAATTTTTCGGCATTCCACGGATAAGCGCGACCATGTTGTGATGGGCGCGCACATCAGCGACAAACTTCTTAGCAGGCGGTTCGTACGGCTCATGCCAACGAGGGATAATCCTCATGCCCGTTTCCTCGCGGTGCCGCGCCCGTAATGGATGACGGGAGCGCCACGCTGCAACAAATTGAAGCTCGGATTTGTATTCATCAGATATTTAAGCAGGGTCGGGAAATCATCGTTCTTGCGCTTGGGGACCTGCTTGATGTCGCGTTCGTCAGCGCGGCGGTAATTGTCCCAGACATAGCGTTTCATCTGGAAAATCGTGCGCTGGCAGCGCGAAGAAATGCGCAAGCGCGGGCGCAAGGTGTGATCGTCGGGCCTGAGGTATTCGTTCACCCGGCCGCGCCCGACATCGGAATCATCGGCGAGCGCGCAATTGATCCCGGCGTTATCGAATTCATCTTGCCATGTAATGCCCCGGATCGCGCTGGCCGGTGCCCGGCCCATGTTCGGGTCTATCAGCCGATCCGCAATCCGCATCCCGGCGCTTTCTTCGATGTGAAAGATATGGTCGCGCAAATCGACGGGATCGGCGTCGAGTTCATCTTCCCACACGACGCAGAGATCGTCGTTGGGATCGATTTGAACCCACATGAAAGCGTGCGGCTTGCGCGGATGAGGATCGATTAGGAAGATCGTCGGCCAATTGCGCGACGGCTGGATATCGTCAACGTGGACGAAAGAGACGACATCGGATGAACCCGTATCAGGACAGTTGCCCGCAACGTCGGGCACCACGACGCGCCCGGCCGGGAAGGACCAATAGAGCGGCACGTCGGTAAATAGCGGATGGATACGATTACTGAAGCGGATCGGCTGGCCGTAAATGCGGACGCGCTTGGTTTCGTCCGACCATTCTTCCATTTGCTTCGCGACCGAATCGAGGTCGAGGTTCTTGTTGTCCGTGGTCCATAATTCGAACCAGTCAATGTTTGGGTTCTTATGCGGTCCAGGTGAGCCCTTGTCGTAAATCTCATCATGAATCCAGTCCACCGGAATCTGCGGATCGTCGGGCCATGTCATCGCCAAATAGAGACGCCCTTTGACCCTCATAGTTCTAGCTTCGTTTTCCCGCCATATCGCGAGGCGCGGCGGTTCGTCCAGCATGACATGGTGGAAATCGCCCGACGCAAAATCGCTCGGGTCCTGATCGTGCGAGTTGAACTGAAATGTGCTCTCGCCAAGCACGCGGTCGAAATCGTCGGGATCGCGACACAGCACGCGCAATGTGCGCGTTTTCTCTTTCCAACTCTTATCCCAATTGCCATCTATAAGGCACATTTTAGGAATCCACCCCCAATGGCCTTTATCAGTACCGGGATCGCCGACGCCGGTCCATTTCCAGTATTGCAACTTGGGGAAAATTACTTGCTCAAGGACCGTGGTCAGCGATTCCACTACGATGCGGCAAGAGACCGGGCCGCGAAATTTCCGCTTGAAATCGTCCTTGAAAGCGGGCGGCAAAACACCGGTTGCCAGCGCCGCAATTTCCGCTAATACGACTTCGCTCTTTCCAGAACCGTTGCCGCCGCCAACACCAATAATGCGCGCCTGACTGCGATGCACAGCCGCCGCGCGCTCGCTCGCCGGTTTGTAAAACAGCAGTTGATTGAACTTGCGATCTTCTTCCTGAAGCTCAAGCAAATTGCGCGCAACATCGGCCATTTCGACTTCGGTCATAAACTGAAATGACCGCGCGTCCAGCTTCAGCAAGCGCTCGACGTTGACGCCCATCAGTTCACCACCGCCGCGCCCCAGCGATAGTCAGATGTACGCTCTGTCCACCATTGCCCGCCCGGCCCAGGCCCAGCGACGAACGAGGCCGATTCCGTGAAATCGTCCGTATCCTGACCATCACTGTCGAACATATTGGTAACCGGCACAGCCGTACCGTCGTCAAGGAAGGCGAGACCCTTTTCCAAATTGACAGCGACGATCCCTGGCATCAGGCGTGCCCCGCCACCGGAATATCACTCTGCAATTGCTTGTGCACTTGGCCCAGAATATCGATGATCGAGAGCGAGCCGCCTTCCAAATTGGAAAGCACCGTACACGGCGCTTGCTGCGCCGTTTCCGCTTCCGGGGCTGGGAAAACCACGAGCACAAAACCGGTGGGGCCGTCGCCCATCGCGTTCAGCGTCCGATCCAGCGCCGTCACGATTGAGAACATCCGGCCGGGATCGCGTGTGATTTTCACTTTGGCCTCGCTTCCTCTGGCGGCGGAACGCGCTCAAGCGCGCCTTCGCAAACCGCGCACACCGATTGGCTGGGCGGCGGATCGGCTGGCGGATCGGCGACCTGCGATAAAACATGCTCGAATACGCCGGTATGAACAGACGGCGGATCGCCCTGCGTTTCCTTCGCTTCGATGGCGAACAAGCAGGTGCCGCATTTTGGACAGCCGATATAGCCCGAGATCATGCAGGTTCCCTCGCCGCGTCGATCAACGTTGGCAATTTCCGGCCGCGCCGCGCCATTTCCGCCAGCAGCAACGCGCCCACCGCTTCCAATGAGCCGCGATTTTCATTACGCACGATCTGGGTCGGCTCGCCGCGAAGCAGCGCGCGCTTCTCAAGCAATGTGCTCGCCGCCGCCGCCAGCTCGCGCCCGTTCATCTGCGCGACCTTTACATCGTCCAGCTCGCGCAGAATGCGCCAAATCGTTTCATCGACCTGCGCCTGAAAATAGCCCGTATCCAATTTCATCGGCGGCTTGCTGCGCTTCAAGATCGCTTGGCGCGCTTCGATCATGGCGACGCCCTTTTTGTCCTTCGTCGCTTCAACCGCCATGCGGCGGCCAGCCTTGTTTCTTTGCTGGCGGCGCAACTTCGCGATGGCTTCAAGCCGTTCTTCTTCGTTCAGACCAAAGCGCAGCAAATCCGCTTCGTCCGGCTCGCCAGTCTCGACCGGAATCCTGCAATCATTCAGCCGATTGAAAATCCCAACCTTCACCGGGTCTTGCTGCCAGTGAATTCCCTTCAAGATCGCATCCGCCGTGCGATTGCCGCAGGCCAGCGCTCGCGCCAACCGGCCGCAGCCCGTATTCGGATATTCCCGCATCAACCGGCGCGCATGGGCCAAATCGAGCAGCTTCGCTTGCTGCATCGACACAACGAGCGCATCGGGATTGCCGCCAAGGTTAGGTTTCTCAAGTTCCCGCACGAAGCCTCACAAATCCGCGCGCCGCGATCCCTATACCTTATGCACAGAAAAACGTCTTTGCAAAATGTAGGCGCTGGGCGTAGCTTTCGATCCATGGGCAAACCCGAGACCAAATTCAAATGGTCCAAAAGGGACAGAGCGCGGCGCGCGGCCGAGCGTAAAACCAAGCGCGAATTGCGCGTGTGGCAAAAAGCCGTCAAAAACGGCAAAGCCCTAGTCGCCGATAAAATCGAAATCCTTAACAAGCGCGCCAAGCGCAAAACCGTCGAACGCAATCTGCTTTGGCTCACACCAGCCAAATTGACGCCGCCCGAACCCAGCGCCCCAGCACAAAGCAAAGCTGGCCAGCCATACAAGCGCATCGATCCAAATTCAGAGCAAGGCCGCCAGATCGCCAGAAAATATCTCGCGCCGCCTTAGCGGCGCACCACGCAGGCCCCAAAATAGCGCGCCCATCGCCCCACCCAAAATATGCCGGAATACAGGACCGGACAGCGCGCACCGCCAACGCCGACCAGGGGAATCAAGCGGCAACACAGCTTGCGCCGTAGACGCGATTATCAGCCAGCACCGCCTCGCGATGCCCACAAAGCATCAATCAGCGCCAGCACCAAACCGCCGATCATTTTCGACAGAAAATCCGGCTTCAAAATGGGGGGGGGAATCGGACTCTATCCACCGCGCAAATCCCTCGCGCGCGGCAATAGAACGCTAACGCCCGCCGCCTGAGTTGCTTGACAGATCGCACCGCTGCTTGACAAACCAGCGAATTCGCCCAAACACGCCGTCATCACAGAATAGGACCCCTGCTTCCGCGCTACGGCGCGCGGATGCTTCGCGATAGGCTCGCATCAGCTTTTTTCGAGTTCCATCGCCGTATAAGATGACGCATTATCCGTACAGCATACCTGACACTTTCCGAATTGTGCAGCAAATACAAGCGCTTAACACACGAACAGCCGTTCCAGAAAATTCTAAGACTGAACGGGACCCATGAACGAGCGCAGGCCCGGCACCGGTCCGCCCAACCCACGCCGTACACCGTTCGGAACGTGACTCGGCGTCACGAATTGGTCCTTTCGGTGCCTGAACGGCGCTTTGAACGGCGCAACATGGCTGCAAACACAACAATATCAATAGGTTACAAGCAATAGCGACTCCCTCGCAATGGGAGCGCCGTTACATCTTGAGGCAAAATAGAACGCAAGCGGAACGCTGATTATGAGCCTAAACCGAACAATGATCGGCGAATGGTCCGCGTTTTCCGAACAATCGGTTAATCAGCTCTGAGTTAGCGCGATTACATACTGTAGCGCGTTTTGGCTCTTATATTGCCGACGGCGTATGCTTTCTGCATTGACGCGCTAAATGATCCGTGGTCTAAGGTTGCTTGTCGCGGCGATATTGCCGCTCAACGGAAGGAACTGGACCAATGGCACATATGATCGACATGTCGAACGGGCGCGAAAACATCGCTTTCTTGGGCTCGCGCAAGGACATTTGGCATAAGCTTGGAACTGAGATGGCCGAGGGTATGTCGGTTGAAGATTGGGCAATCGCGGCCGGTCTCAATTGGCACGCGATTAAGAGCCCGGCGCGATTGGCGCTAAATGGTCCGCAATGGGCGCATTTAACGGATGCACAGCGTCATGCGATTGTTGAAGATAGGTTCGATATTGCGCGGTCAGATACTGGCGCGCCTTTGGGCTATGCTTCGCATGTTTGGCAAGCTGTGCAACCGATTGACGTTTTGACACATTTTGACCGGTATATCAGCGTTGACGATAGATTTTATATTGATGTTGCGGGCTCTTTGAAGGGCGGCGCGACTATCTGGGCAACGGCCGGGTTTAATGGCGATATCAGCGTTGCAGGCGATGTGCATAAGGCGCGCTTGCTTATGTCCACCTCGTTTGATTGTTCGGGCGCTACGATCAATCAAGCGACAATGACGCGCGTCGTATGCCAGAATACTTTGGACGCGAGCTTGAGCGATAAACGCGCGGTTGTTCGCACACGGCATAATACAAAATTCGATTCAAAGAAGGTCGCGGCGGAATTGAGCGCGATTGCGCAAGGCTTCGAAGCGTTTAAGGCAATGGGTGACGCAATGGCGTTGGTCCATATGAGCGAGCGCGATACGGTCGCATTTTTCAAGGCTTTGCTTGATATTCCGTTCGATGCAACGTCGGAAGATATCAGCGGCAAGAAACGCAATGCGTTTGAAGCTCTGGCAAATGCCTATGAGACAACGCTACGCGAGGGAACCGAAGCTTGTACGCAATGGACCGCGCTCAATGCGGTAACGAGGTATGTTGATCACGATAAGAATTGCAAAGGCGCGGATGAAAACGAGTCGCGCTTTCTTTCTTCGAATTTTGGATCGGGCGCTGCGATGAAAGCGCGCGCGGTTCAGCTCTTGATGCCGAAAATGGCGGTTGCGGCCTAAGCGATAGCGGCGGGAAGGACTCGGCCGGAACCGAGTCCTTTCACCTGCTATCATGCGGGAATTTAGCGGCGATGATGCCGCACAACGGAAAGAACTGACCTATGCTTACTTTCGACGCGCCCAAGCTCGCAACCGGTGGCAATGGCAACGGGCAATTGCCGCCCGACCGTCGCGCCTTTGCGCAACCTGGACCAACGCCGCAATGGCAAGCGCCCAAGGCTGAAGCGCCCGTCGCGCCTAGTCCAGAGCCCGCCATAGTCGCGCGCCCGCCCACGGCAAGCTCTGTCGCTCTCAAAGCAAAGCGGATTCGGAATATCGTTCGTTTCCGCGCGCGCCTCAAAGCGTCAATCGCAAAGTTCCGCGCCGATCTTGCGGCATGGCAGGCGTCAAGATCGGACGATGAAAAAGCATGGTCCGCGCGCTTGGCATATGAATCCAATATCCGCGCGAAGTTCCGCGCATTGCATGGGAGATCGGTATGAAATCGGCAGAGTTCGAGACGCTATTGGACGCTGCGATATATCGCGCAAACCACGGCGGATGGCTGTTTGTGAACAGCTTCAGTGAGGCGCTATGGTTTAGCGCGGAATACTACACGCCTAGCGCGATCATGCTGAAAACGCGCGGCAATGGCGAATTGGTTTGTGACAATCGCTACTTGCCGAAAACATGCAGAGTCGCGAATTAGACTTACCGCACAATAACGCGCGGTAATCTTGCCGCAAAACAGGAAAGACCTACACAATGCGCAAAGCAAAAACACACTATGCGAGTCGCGGCAATGTCCAAGCGCAAGGCGCGACTAAGACCGAGGCGAAAGTAAACCTGGAACGCGCGATTGATCTTTACCTCAACGAACCATCGGGCGCGTTTATTGAGACTCGGTTCGGCATGGTCTTAATCGTCGTGGCAACGCCAAACGGCTATGATTCAAAGGTCCTATTCCCTGCCGATATAACAGAGCATGGCAAACGCCATTGGTCGGGCTCTTGCTACGGGAACGCTGACCTTAAGACCGTTGTCATGTTCACACGTCAACACGCCGCACAATGCGCCTGGACGCGCGAGTCGGATGATGCCGATATCGTGGCAAGGTCTGGTCTGGAAAATACATGTGAGCTGGAACGCTGGATCGTATGGCAACGCGCCTATATTGCCGCGCGCGCCGATGGTTTAAGCGACATTGAAGCGCATAAGGCGGCGTTCACGGCAAAGTATGCAACAGCTTGATTGTAACCCATAGGACGCGGACCTATCGCGCGTCCTATCAGATGCAATCGGCATCATCGCGCGGTTAACTTACCGCACAATAGGAAGGAACCTGAGTTATGGCTTGGTCTTACGAAGCGTGGTGTAAAGAGCAATCGGAAAAGCTCACACCACAAATTGCAAAGCTTGCTCTGGGTGGAATCTTTGACGCCGCCGTGTTTGTGCAACCGTCTAATGGCGCAACGCAAGGTGAGCTGATTCTCTCGACCGATTATCCGCCCGGCATGTTGGCCGTCCTACGTTTCGGCACATACGGTTCGCGCGTATCTTCGATTCCACGTTCGCACCTAACGCAAGCCATATGGAACGCCTGCCGAAACGAGGCAATTTGCCCAATCGTGGAATCGGGCAAATGACCGAACCGAGAACAGCCTTCGCACGCGCCATCGCGTTGGGCATTTTGTCAGATGATGAAAGCAGCCCGATATTTGCCGGGAACTTTATGTTCATGGGGGATGACGAGTCCGGCCGTCATTTATTCAAGCACATCTTAACGCGCGCCTATATCGCGCCGGTCATGCCAGCAAAGGAGTCGGTGTAATGAAATATGCCTATCGCGTCACAATTACAGATTCTTGGCCGATATGTCCGGGTGAGGTTATCGTCCGATGTTTCCCAACTCGCAAAGAGGCGCAATGGTACGCCGACCGCGAGATAGAGGCGGCGAAAGAATTGTTCACCGATGGACGCGTGAATCTCACTGTGAAAATTGAACGCGAGCGCGCGCTGTCGCTTGGCGGGACGATCTGGGCAAAGGAACTTGGAATCAAAGCGTAAATGAACCGTTGAACAACCTCGCGGCTAACTTGCCGCAAAATGGAAAGGGAACCAAAAATGCTATTCGCTGGCAAAATGAACAACGATGAATTTTTCGATTGGCTGAACCCGAAAGGTTTGACGCACGAACAGGAATTTAGCCGTGAACGGCTACTGTCAGAGTGTGCCGAGATCACGGTCGATACTTTCGACTATTTCCTGAACGTCATGCCGCCGATGAACTGGACTCACCAAGGCTTTGCAATCTGTGAGGCAACAACGGATGAGCTAAGACTCGGCTTCTTCTGTTTTCCTATAAGTGGCCGCTTCTTTGCGGCGTATGTGTCGGATCGCGACCCCGCGCGGTCAATGTGTGCAACGCGCGAATTAATCGTTGCATTGTGCATAGAGCAAGCGTAACAACGTCACTCGCGGCTATGGCCGCAAAACGGAAGGAACCGAACATGACAATCAACATCGCAGCCGAGATCGAAGCCGCAGAGCTAACGGGCAATAGCGCATTGCTGGCGGCTATCGCGCGGCAATTGCTGGCGTCATCCGCGCCGACCAAGAAGCCAGCCACGCGCGCGCGGAAGGGCTCTAGTGAGCTGGCATATCTGACATTGACGGAACGTCGCGCGCTTAACTTGCCGCCAATTAAACGCGGCAAGATTGGCGGCGGCGTATACCGTTGGGTTTTGGTCGAGTTCGCCAATGGGGTCCGCATGGTAACGGGCCAATACCCAGACGCGAAGAATCCCGACGATCTGAGTCAGGCGGTCATATCGGCGCGAGCCCGGTATCTCGGCATTTTATCAGGCCGCTATTTAAGCGCGCGCTATTCGGCGGATGTGCCGACCGTCACAAACATGCGCGAGATCGGCGCGGAAGATGCGCAACAGATGCGCACGTCCTGCCAGAACATGCGCATGGCGTTGGAAGCCTTCACGCGCGAGATACGCGAGCGGCGAGTCCTTGCGTATCTGACCGCGCGCCACGAACGGAAGATCGCGCGGCAATGGGCGGCGGAAAAGGCCGCGAGCCCACCCGCACGCCGCTTGCAATTCGACCAATCTTTTCAAGTAGCGGCCGAATAACCACCGCACAAAGGAGTCTGAATTATGATAACCGGATTCAAAGCACTAAGCGCCGACATAGAGGACGATCACGTTCTTAGGCTGCATTTTGACCACGCTGTTACGGACGCAGACCGGGCGGCGTTAGGCGCTGCCATAAATGCCGCGCGACGTGAGACGCAAGGTATAACCGGCACGAAGCACACGCCGGGACCGTGGGAGGCGGTTAAGCCGCTTTGGCCCGATCCGTACCGCGTCCGGCATATTGTAGACGCAGACCGCCACTTAATCGCGCGTGTTGATTTCGCGAATGCACATCAAAGCGAAAATGAAGCGATAGCCAACGCGCGCCTAATAGCCGCCGCGCCCGACTTGCTCGCGGCGCTCAAAGACATCCTTGAGGCTGGATCAATGCAGCATGTCCGGGCTGACTTGGATTCGGCTGATATCTGGGAACGGGCGCGCGGCGCGATTGTCAAAGCGGAAGGTGCGCCATGAAAAGCTATGCAAAGCGAACCTTCGACCATTACGCGGCGCATGGCGTCAACGCGTCGTTCGTGGTCGGCGACTCTTATGAGCCGGGTTACAAAGAGCGCAAAATTACGACTTTTGCGGCGCGCAAAGGCCGCGAGGATGAAGGTGAGGCGGTGCAAATCGAGCTTACGATAGAAACCCGCTATGAGAAAACCTCTCGCCAGCAATGCGCGAGTCTATCGTTTGATGCTGCAACGTGGAACGCGCTGGTCGAATTTGTGAAGGAAAACCACGAGGTTCCACGAGTCCCCTTTAGCGAGCGCGTGAAGGCGATCAAGGCGGAAGGCGGCACCGGATGATCGGCTGTTTTGCGCTTCTTCTAATCATCGCTGGCGTGATGATGGTTGCTGGATTTTGGCCGGTTGCCTTAGTCCTTGTCGGCTTGGCAATGCTTTCCCTATGGGGCGACCGATGAAATTCGATCACATGACTCTGCGAGTCGTTGGGGAAATCCTGTACGGGCCGGGCTGGCCGGAAGGGATCGCGAGCGCGCTAGACCTGAACCTGCGCACGGTTCAGCGATGGGCCAACGGACAGAACGAGATTCCGCCGTGGCTATGGCCGAAGCTGGCCGAGCTGTGCCCGGAACGAATCCGCGAGATCGAAAAGCTCGCGGCCAAGCTTTTAAGAGAGTTGGAATGAATGAGCGCGACAACAACAATCATCATCGGCATCGGTGTGATAATCAGCCTACTTTTTCACATTGCTATGCTTCTGCATGACATCAAAATCAGGCTTCCATGACCGCTATCTTATGGCTTCTTTACGCCATCGCGTTCGTGTGGCTGCTCGAAATTGTTGCGCTCTTGGTAATTCTCTCGGCACTCATTTTGCGGTATGTTACCCGCATAAGGGCAAGGACACATGACAACGAATCGGACCTGCGGGACCTGCACCCTTTGTTGCAAGCTCTTGCCAGTGCGCGAGCTGCACAAGCCCGCGAGCGCGCGCTGTACACATCAGCGACACGGTAAGGGCTGCGCGATCTATGCCGACCGCCCGCCATCGTGTCAGATATGGACGTGTCGCTGGCTATCGGGCCAAGATACCGAAAGTCTACCGCGACCTGACCGCGCGCATTACGTCATCGACATAATGCCGGACTATGTGACGTTGCGCGATAACGCGACGGGCGAACTTACCAAGGTTCCGGTCCTGCAAATTTGGGTTGATCCGCGCTTCCCATACGCTCACCGCGCGCCCGACCTGCGCGCCTATCTTTTCGCGCGAGCCCAAGAGGGCATGGCCGCTTTGGTCCGCTTCAATGAACGAGACGGTTTCACGATCTGGGCACCGCCGCTGACGCCGGACGGCGAATGGTACGAACGAACCGGCGAGGTTGAAGCGCGTCATCCACCGCTGCCGGTAAGAGTAACCGTCGAATGACCGATGAACCTGTGAACGCGGCCGACGCAATAGCGATGGTGGAAGAACAGCAAAAGATTGTTGCCGCTATCAAGCCGCTTCTTTCCGGCAAACATCCGGCATTGGCTGGCGCGGTCCTTACCGAGCTTGTCGCGCTATGGCTCGCGGGCCACAATCCAAAATCGCGTGAAGCGGTCTTTGAGCATTGGGTGTCAACAACAGTCTTACTTATCCCCCCATGTGAGGATGAAATTTTTCGCGGCGGGCCACGTCCGCCAGGATGGAACGAATGAAAGACGGCAGCAAATCAACGGCGTCTTTACCGGAACGGCTTTTAGAAGCGGCGCAATGGTGTGCGGGCGAACAAATACACACGTTTTATTCTGACGCTGC